TTATTACAAGATGTTAATTTACCAGATAAAAAGTATTTAAAAAAAGATATTAATTTAGATATTGGTGACAAACAACTCTCTTTAATAGGCAGACTAGGAATTGAAGAAACTGATAAATCAAGACGTGGAACTCTTGGTTTAGATTTATTATCAATGCAATCAATTAAAGAATATTTTAATAAAATTAGAAGAAAACCAACCGATGTTGAGATAGAAACATTAGCACAGACATGGTCAGAACATTGTAAACATAAGATATTTTCTGCCAAGATTGATGAATTAGATGATGGAATTTTTAAAACATTCATTAAAGGAGCAACAGAGAAAATAATAAAACAAAGAAAAGACAATTTTTGTGTATCCCTATTCACAGATAATGCAGGAGCAGTAGAATTTAATAAAGACTGGCTTGTGTGCCACAAAGTTGAAACTCATAACACTCCTTCAGCATTAGATCCTTTCGGAGGATCAATTACAGGTATTGTAGGAGTAAACCGTGATTGTTTAGGCTTTGGCAAAGGTGCTAAGCCAATAGCTAATACATACGCATATTATTTAGCAAATCCAAATAAGAAATATAATTTATATCGCCAAAAAAACAAAAAAGATCCGATGTTACAAGCTAGTTATATTGCAAATGGTGTAATTAGCGGAGTAAGAGTTGGTGGTAATTGTTCTGGCATACCCACTCCACAAGGAAACATATATTTTGATGATAGATTTGCAGGCAAACCATTAGTTTTTTGTGGAACAGTTGGTTTAATTCCAAAAAAAATAAACAAAAAACTCTCTCATATAAAAAAAGCAAATCATAATGATCTTATTATCATGGTTGGTGGTAGAGTTGGAAAAGATGGAATACATGGAGCAACATTTTCATCAGAAGAACTAGATCCTAATAGTCCTGTCTCTGCTGTACAAATAGGTGATCCAATTACTCAAAAAAAATTATCAGATGTAATAATAAAAGAATTAAGAGATAGAGATCTCTATACCAGTATAACTGATAACGGTGCAGGAGGATTATCATCTTCGATAGGTGAAATGGCAAAAGAAAGTGGTGGCTTTATTGTTAACTTAGAAAAAATACCTTTAAAATACAAAGGTTTGTATCCTTGGGAAATTTGGATATCTGAGTCTCAAGAAAGAATGACTCTAGCTGTAAAACCTAAAAACGCAAAGTTTGTAATAAAAATATTTAAACAAAGAGGCGTTGAAGCGACTATTATAGGAAAATTTACTAAACAAAAGAAAGCGGTAGTTAAATATAACAGAACAGTAGTATTAAATTTGGATATGGATTTTCTTCATGAAGGATATCCAAAGTTAAAATTAAAAACAAAGAAACCAACATATCCAACTATTAAAAAGAATAAGCTAAAAAAATATTCATTAGTTAATAAACTTCATAAAGTATTATCTAGTCCAAATATTGTTTCTAAAGAATTTGTAGCAAATCAATATGACCATGAGGTTCAAGCTTCATCTATAATAAAGCCCTTACAGGGCACTGGAAAAGTATTTGGTAATGCAACTTCAATCAAACCACTTTTTGATGTTGATAAAACAATAAGTTTATCTCAATCAGCCTTTCCTCAATATTCAGAGGTTGATCCTTATAAAATGGCGGCTTGCTCAATTAATACAGCTGTAAAGAACTTAGTAGTTATGGGAGCCAATTTAAAAAAAATAGCAATACTCGATAATTTTTGCTGGTGTAGTTCAGACGATGAAGGAAGATTATATGAATTAAGAAAAGCAGCAGAGGCGTGTTATGATTATGCAGTTACTTACAAGACTCCTTTTATTTCAGGCAAAGATAGTATGTACAATGATTTCAAGGGATTTAATCAAAACAATAAACCAACAAAAATTTCAATCCCACCTACACTTCTGATCTCATCAATTGGTATCGTTGATAACATTAATCACTTAACAAAAATTACACCTGAAAAAGATGATGTTATTTATGTATTAGGAGAAACTCATAACGAGCTTGATAAAAGTCAATATGAAAGTTTCTTTAATGTAAAAAAAACCAACATTCCTAGCGTTAATGCTGTTAAGTCATTAGATTTGTATCAAAGTTTTGAAAAAGCTAATAAGAAAAAAGTTTTTACCTCAGCCTTAGGTGTTGATTTAGGTGGAATTGCAGTAACATTAATTAAAATGTCTATTGGGTCTAATCTTGGTTTAAATATAAACATACCGAAAAAAAATAACCTTGATATGAATCAATTTCTTTTTTCAGAGTCTCAAAGCAGAATTGTAGTTTCAATGAAAAAAAATAAAGAAAATATTTTTAAAAAAATTTTTAAAAATACATCATTTACTAAAATCGGAACATGTATTGATAATAAAGAAATTATCTTTAATTATTATATTATTTTTTACTTTCATTAGTGATCTAATATTTTTTTTATTGATTTACTTCCATCTATATTTTCTTCTAATTCAGCTTTTACATTACCACATTTATAAGTAACATTAACATTTATATCACGTTCTGCAAGTCTTTTACCCTTTAAACAATCAGACATAGACTCTTGTATTCTGTGTTCTACCATGACTCCTGCAACAAACATACAGAGAGCAACAACACTGCTAATAACCGTTCCCATTAGCAAACTCCCGTTGTTTGTCTTTTAATTTTTCTATATCTTTTTGAGCTTTATCTAGTTGCTTCATTAAAAATTCTATATTGACTTTGTTGGTCATATTCATTTCTTGAGTCTGTTGCATCTTCTCAACCTGTTTATATAAATCTTCAATCAACATAAATTGTTCTGAGTCTGCAGGTAAAGAACCCATTAAACCTCTTGGCCATTTAATTCTAAACTCTGTGTTATCTCTAACATCAGATTCCATTAATTGTAGTCTAGTATGATGTTGGTTTTGTGTTTCAATTAAACCAAAATAAGCCCACGTTCCTATTGCGACGAGTGCGATCAAACTTGCAACCGTCTTCATAGGCATCTGCACGGAAGCCTCCTCAGAGATAGTGAGTGGTTTTTTCATTAAATACCTTGTAGTCTAGGGTCGTCAGAAGTGATATTCTTTTTTGCTTTAGGTCTAGAAATAGATTCTTTACTTCTTTTTCTAAGAATAGCTACTGCAGATTCCTGTTTTCTTCTACTGTCTACCTCTTTTTTTAAGTCCCATTTAAAATTCATTTTTTTTTCCTCCTAAATACATTATCTAATTTTTCAAAAAACTTGTCTATAGTTGCAAAAAATTTATATAACCATTTATCAATCATTTTTTGTCCATTTGATAAAACATTTTATCACTATCTTCTGTAACCATGCCATTAGCTTCTGCATCCCAATAAGTAGTTTGAACTTTATAGTCTGGCCAACTTGTATCAGTAGTAAAACTATTAACGTGCCACAAAATACGATTATTAGGCTGAGCTGCATAATTCCCGTTATCAAGAGCCAGTATATGTGCACACTTATGTTCTTGAGGTATTTCAGAGTGTTCAGTATTGAGAATATTAGTTTCTGGATGAGCCCAGTCAACTGTAAATAAATATTCTCCATGATAGAACTTTTTATCTAATCCTAAATATTTACCTTTTAGACCAGCCAACCAATCAAAGCAATGCACAGAAGGATAATAACTAAAACAGTTCCACAATTCCAATTCGTCGACTGACATATCCTGCACTTCGGTTCTAGAAAAATGTTTTTGGAAAAACGCTGAAATAGGCAGCCTCCAAAAACACGCACCATTCGGTAACATGATGTTAAATAAGAGTGCGCGACCTGAAATAGAGACAAGACCAAAGATAACGCAGTCTTCAGACTCTCCGTGATGTTCTTTAAGATCATAAAGATACTCCTTTCTTATTTTGCAATATATAGGCGGTATGTTTGAATTTAAATAAGCCATTCATATTACTTTAAAATTAAAACTATTAAAATTGCTAATAAAATAATACCATGCATTTCATTTGGTGTAGCTATTATTTTTGCATTTATTCTTCTCCAAATTTCTTTTAATTTATCTAGCATCTCCATCTCCTTCTAGCTTGTCTTATTCTTGAATTAGGATCATTTCTAGTTTCTGCACTAGATCTTTTTAATTGACCTAAAGATCTTGCACAATATGATTTTCTTCTAGCTGATCTCTTTGGTCCAGGGTCTTTTTCAGTTACTGCTGTTTTTAATTTAGAACCTGGATTTTGTCTTCTGTAAGCCATGACACCTTTTTGTGTCATACCTGCACCAGATTTAGTAGATCGGTAATTACCTTCACTTTTTCTTCGAGAAGGCATACCCCCATCTTTTAAAAGAATTGGACTTGTTCCTTTTGATTGTATGCCTACTCTACTCATTTAAACTCCTAGCCAGCAGATAAGTTTGGTCCTGAGTACTTATCAGTCAATAAAGTATATGCTGTAACTTTAGTTTTTGTTTTACAGTAAATACCTTTTGGAAATAAAATACCATCTTCAGGAAATGAAAAATTAACTACATCTCCACTTGGGACATCACCAATGAATAAAGTGGTTCCTGTATTTGAAGTCGTAGTTAACTCTAATAACCCTGCACCTGTGCCATCTGATGCAATAATAATTCCTCTCAATCTTATAGGTTGAGCAATTATTGCAGTAGCTCCAGCAGCAGCATCTGATCTAGTAGCTTGTATATCACTTTTATAGCTCATTTGTGCTCCTTATTTTGTGGCTCCCGAAGGAGCCACGATTAATTATTTATTAGCTAGCGTCTGAAGAGCTTGCTACACCGATAAATTTCATAACGATAGTAGTATCTGCTCCTGGATCACCACCAAGTACAACTTCAACTTCATCTGGAGTTGCAGTTGCAGCAGTAGTTGCTCCACCTGACATTCCTAACACACCGTTACAAGGGAAAAATCCTTTGAAACCAGTTGAGTTAACAGCAGCAGTGATTCCATCTACGAAACCATCTGTATCTGCATCAGTTCCAATATCAACTAAGTTAACAGCATTGGATGCTGCACCAGTTACTGCAATAGTCACTCCCATTGGAATAAAGTTTGCAGGAATACCGATAGCTGATTCTTTTCCTGTAGTTGCACCATTAGCAACAGTTACTGTTGCAGTGTACTCAGAAAAAGTCATTGAGTTAGTAATAGCTCCAGTTGTAGTATCTTTAACGATTGTAGAAAAACCGTTTTCCGATCTAACCGGACCTGTAAATGTAGTATTTGCCATAATTATATCCTCCTAGTTTTCGAACATAGTCTCTAGGCCGTCGACTATACGCGTCTATGTTCTGATTTAATTTGTATAGTGATTAATTTATATATTAAATTATAGAAAAGTGCAAGGTATCCCTAGGCAAAAAGAGTCATTTATAGTAATGTAAAGTCCTAATTAACCAGCGTAAAGATGAATTTCTTCGTCTCTAGGGTTTTTAGGGCTCTCTTGCTCGGCTAAGATTTCTCTGATCGTTTTCTTGATCTGATCTCCTAGCAAAGACATTTCCGGTGTTATTTTTCCGCCGTTCTTTAAGAACAGTTCATTCCATTTAGACTCGAACTGTATTTTCCTCGCGAACAACACCATCTTTGACTGAGCCATTGTTAACCTCCTCATAGGTTATATAAAAATCATTTACAGTACTTGTGTATTGTAAATCATTTTCTTCCCACTTTATATCAGATTTTCCTAGAAAGTCAATGATATGTGGATGAAGCTCTTCTACTGTATTAATATCTTTATTGCTTTCAATTTCAAACGAAGTTTGAAGGTATTTTGTAAATATTTGTACTAAGTATTTTCTCATGAATCTCACCATTGTAATTTGTAAATGGGGCCGTTTTAAGGCGGCCCCATTAAAAAAGGTTAATTACGCACCTTCAACACCGAAGATACCTCTAGGGTCAGATACACCAAATGAGTATCTTTCTCTAGCTTTGTATCTTACGTTGCCAGTATCGAAGTCACCTTCCATAGCAGTTTTCAATGGTGCTCTTTGGAACATTTTCATTCCATTAGGCACATCAGTGATAATGTAGAACGCATCAGAGTCAGTTAAGTAGTTGTTAACTCTGTATCCTTGAGGAATCATACCCATAGATACGATTGCGTTGATGTCATTATCAGCTGTAGCTGTTCTACCTTGAGATTTCATTAATCTCTCAGCAGTGAACTGAAGCTCAGAAGGAATAATCATTTTTACTCCTCTAGCAGCAATTCTTAGACCTCTTTCATCAGTCATCGCAGCGATGTCGATTAGCGATTGTTCTAATGAAGTTTCGTTTAAGTCAGCTTGAGTAGTCAAAGTGTTTTTGAACGTACCCGCAACTGTTGGGTGAGCTGTACTAAATAAAGCTACGCCATCACCTGATTTGAAAGTAGCAGTTGATGGTAAACCGTTGATTAAAGGCTCAACAGATTTAACTTGTTTAGCATTGCTCATTGATCTAGCTAAAGCTTTTGTATATCTAGAAGAAATTCTATCATACAAATTGTCCTCGATCGCTTCTTCAGTGATCGCGAACGCTAAAGCTACAGTTTCGTGACTGTAACGAGCTGTAAAAGTTTCTTGTGCTTCGTCAAAAGATACGCCTGCACCTTCACCTTTTACTTGTGCGTTTGCAAAGCCAGATAACATAACTTCTTCTTCAAAAGCTCTGTCAGATGACTCTGTAGTATAAATCTCAGCATGCTGATTTTCATACCTTTTATATTCCAGGCCGAATAGTGCATTCAATCCTGGCTCTAGTTCTTTAACTAG